CTAGTGGTAGTAAAGGTGCTGTATTCTTGTCATGGTAATTGATAAAGAAACGCAAGACAAACGTACACAGATTTGCAACAGTTGTGATAGTAATAAGTTAGGTGTTTGTACTAAATGTGGTTGTATTATTAAATTAAAAGTTAAATGGAAAATAAGTTCATGTCCATTAGGAAAATGGTAAGAGGGCAAAGAGATGGCATTAGGTAAAATAGCAGGTGGAATACTAGGAGCAGGTCTTAGCTACTTAGGAGGTAAAAAAGTAGCAGATGCTCTTGGACAACAAGGCGCATTGATGTCGGCTGCTGGTCAAACAGCTAGTAACATGGCTGCTTTTAAACCAGTTGCTATGACTAATGTTTTTGGGAGTACGACTGGAACAGGAGGTTATCAAGTATCTCCTGAAATAGCTGCTCTTCAACAACAGATATCTGGGTTGTACGGAAGTAGTTTAGGACAAGCTGAACGTGCTGCTGCGTTGCAACCACAGTATGAACAAGCTGCTCAAGGTTTGTTTACAATGGGTCAGTCTGCTGCTCCAGGAACTACTTTTGATGACGTTGTAAGTAACATACTTCAAAAAAGATACGAAGCTAGACAGCCTTTTGAAGAAGAACAAATACAACAACTAGGTCGTACAGGGTTTGGTAGAGGTTCTGCTGGTTTGCGTGTAGCAGGAGGAAACCCGTTAATGGATGAATATCTAGCTCAACGAGATGAAAGAGCTTTTGAAGACGAGCAAGCTGCGATACAAGAAGCTATGCAACGTATCAACTTTGGTTCTGGGTTATTTGGTCAAGCTGCTCAAACTACTGGATTAGGTTACGGCCTACAAAGTCAGTCACTAAGACCGACAACAGATCTACTTGCAACACAGTATTCTACTGTACAACCAGCAAGAGAGTTGTTACAAGATGCTCAACGAGAGTCTACTTTAAGAGCACAAGCAGGAGCTAATCAAGGTAGGTTGTATCTAACAGGTATGCTACCTTCTGCTCAATCTTATGGTATGCAGGGAGGTGTAAGAGGCGGTATGTTAGCAGGACTGGGATCAGGTATGGAAGGTTTGTTCTCGGGTTTTAATATGCCCTCAGCTAGCTCTAACCCGTTTGATATCGGATTAGCTGGGGGCGGAACGTTTACACAAGGAAGTACAAGAGGGCCAATGACAGGTGGTTACTCTTATTATAAATAAGGAATAGATATGGCTACACAATCTTTATTTGGTCCAAGTGCTGAAGAAATAATGTATCAGCAACAGCAGGACGAGCGTGATAGACAAGCAGTAGAATTCTATAGAGGTTTAGGTGCTGTAGATGTTCCTGGTGTCAGGACTGGTATGGTGTTTGGTCGAGGAGTAGGGCGGGGATTAACGCAAGCTGTACAAGGTGCTTTTGGTACTGGTCCAATGCAAGACCCTGCACTGGCTAAAGCTACAAGCATTAGAAACATTCTTGGACAAACAGATTTAACTAATCTAAATGACCCTAATATGTTGGATAGTTTGGCTCAACAAATGCAACAGGAAGGTCATTTTAATGAAGCCGTTAATCTAGCCAATAGAGCAAACACCTTAAGAACTCAAGCAGCAGAACTAGAGCTACAAAGAAGAAAGATAGCAGCTTCAAGCGGTATAGATTTTAACGCTGTAAACGCTTTCCAGACTCAAGTAAGAAACACTATGGAACCTATAGAAAACGGTTTATCTCACATCAATAATGCGAGAGGATTCCTTGCGATACTTAGGACAGATGACGAAAATCCAGTAGCAGAAGCAGGCTTAGCTAACTTTTTAGCAAAAGCTACTGGTGATGCTCGATTAAGCGAAGCAGAAGTTAATAGAGTAGCTAATGGAGGAAGTATTGGACTAAGAGTAGCAGATAAACTTAATAAGTGGATTAGAGGTACAAGTACACCTAAAACCCAACAAGACAGAGAAGAAGTAATTAATGCTATGGAAATAGTGTTGAATGAGAGATATCAGCAAAAACGTAAGAGTCTAATGACAAGTTTTGGTTCTGTCAATATGCCTCCAAACATAATGATGGATGCTCTCCCTGAATTATCTTTAAGCCCTCAAGCATCTGGTTCTGTGCTTAAAAAGACAGGTGATGGTAATCAGTCTGGGGATGGGTGGGGTAATTTTAGACGATCAACTACAAATACTCCGACAACGACAACGACAGGAAGTAACAGAGCAAGCTTGATGTCCGGAGGTAACTAATGGCGACTCAAACTTATCAATACACAGCACCGGACGGTACTATTTATGACATTGATGGTCCTGTAGGCGCAACACCTGCTCAAGTAAAAGCTCAAGGAGATAAGCTGTTTGCTCAGCAGAATCAACCGTCTGAGCAACCTCAAGTAGAAACACAAGTCTACGAATATCAAGCCCCTGATGGGAATGTTTATAACCTTGACGGTCCTGTAGGAGCTAATCCAGACGAAGTAAAAGCTAAAGGAGATGAACTATATCAGCAGATGTTAAATGCTCCTGTAGCTGCTGACAGTGCTTTTGAATGGTTTGGAGAGTCTGCACAAAGAGGATTTACTACTGGTTTGGCTATAGGTGAGTCTTTAATTGACACGTTATTGATTGATCCTTTTGTCAAAAGACCTTATGAACTAATTAAAGCTCAGGTGACAGGAGAAGCTGCACCAGAATATGCAGGAGGTTTTGGAGGTATCGTTGATCGTTTCAAAGGACATTATCAGAAAAACTTTGAGGTTCTGAGTCCTTATACAGGCGTAGACGCTAATATGGCACTACCTGAAAACTCTGGTTATATAACTAGAGTAGTAGGTAAAGGTATTGAAGTAGCAGCAGATCCTTTAAATTATGTAGGCGCAGGAGTTATAAAAACAGCAGCTACTTTGGGTGTCAAAGCAGCAGCTAAACAGACAGCTAAAGAAGCTCCTACTATGTTTAAGTTAGGTGTTTTTGCTGAAACAGGCGGAGAAATTGGAGAAGATATTGAAGCAGCTTTTTCAAAAGACGGTGAAACTTCTGGGAAAGGTAAATTAATCGGTTCTTTGGTAGGTGGCGGTACGTCCATAGCTACAACAGGAATGTTTAGAACAACTGCTCAATCAACTAAAAACACTGTTGGTCAAATATGGCAAAAGTATAAAGACGTTAAACAAAACCCAGATGCAGCAGTTAAAAGTTACTCTACTGGCAGTGCTAAGAGATTGTTAGAGTACGCTAAGAGTGAAAGAAATCTAGGCGAATTTGAACAAATAACAAAAGACTTCAAAGATATCGCTAAAGTTCTAGGAGAAGAAAATTTCCCTTTGTTAGTCAGTATGGCTGACAATGCTGTGTTGCGTAGTCAAGTAGTAAAAAGAGCTAAAGAAAACCCAGCATTTAGACAACAAGTGGATGCAGAGATAACAAGATTGTCTGAGCTTATAGATGACAAGGCTATTAGTATTTTTGGTCCTCAGTATGCTCAATTCAAGATTTCACTTAGTCCTGAACTAGCAGCACAACAAGCTAAAAGAGCAGAGAGTATAAGAGACATCGATAACAAAATCCAAGAGTTGTCTTTTAAATATGAACTAAGTGAGGATAAAGCAACAATAGGAACGGCTATTGAAAAGTTAGTTGAGGCTAAGAAAAAGATAGCTATGGATGAGCGAAAAGTTGATTATGAAGCTCTGTTAGCGGAAGCAAAGAAACGCGGTATTAGAATGTCTAAGTCTAGTGTGAGAGACGTTTATAACTTTGTTGTTGCTAATAAGTTAAGAGATATCTTTGGTAAGACTACTTCTGTGGATAAGGACATTATGAAGTATTGGGGTCCACAGGAAAGTTTAGGAGGTGAGTTTGCATCAGTTAGTTTTGCTCAGGTTGAAAGTCTTAAGAGAGCAATTAATGAAGGGCTTAGAGCTTATAAGCCAGGGACAAACGAGTTTAGAAAGTTGACTCAATTAGATAGCGTCTTGGACGAAGCTAGAAAGTCTTTTAGAGGTGACTTTGATAAACGACTGCGTGATCTAGACACACTGTACTATCAAAAAATTGGTTTGCCTTTCGGTGAGCGAGGCATTAAAGAATTAAGTTCTAAAGGGTATGCAGAGCAGGTAGCTCCTGTTATTGTCAAAAATGCAGAAGCACTTGATGACTTTTTAGGTGTAGCTGGTGAAGAAGGTTTTGATATTGCTAGAAGAGCTTTAATATCTGAAATGTATCCTAAAGTATTTAAAGATGGTGTTTTAGATCCTAGAGCTTTTAAGCGGTACATGATTCAAAAGTCAGAAGTTATTGACAGAATCCCTAATATGAGAAAAGAACTAACAGTTCTTCAAGCAGACGATGCAGCTTTAAAACTAGAACTAAAAGCTCTAGATGATGCTAAAAAAGCATTTGATGCTAAAGTAGCTGATAACTATTTACTAAGTAATCCTGAACTAGGTCCAGACTATGCTCGCATTGTTCAAGGGATGTTGAATGACAGAAACAACATTACCAAGTTCTTTGATAACCTAAAAGACGTAACACCGCAAGCACAGCAAAGTATCAGAAATACTATAAGGGCTGAGTTGTTCTTTAAGGCTCGTAATTCTTCACAAGGTGCTGTTGCATTTCTAACAAGCGCAAAGAACAAAGCAATAGTAGATAAAATCTTTGGTCCTAAATATGCAGATCAAGTCAAACAACTAGCAAAACTAAGTGATACTTTGAAGATTGCGGATGTTAGGGATGTGCCTGGTCTAGTTACAAGAGAAGAGCTAGATATGTTAGCTAGAATAGCTCCTGGTTTAGATGTTCCTTATATCGCTTCAACACTTAGAGATCGTATATCTTCTAACACTCAAAAGGTCATTAGAATACTTAGTCGTTTTCAGGTCCAAAAAGGCAAGACAGCGACAGACAAAGCGATTGAAGACTTATTGCTTGATCCAGCAGGTATAGCAAAACTAGAACAAGTGTTGAAAGAAACAAAAGCATTTGACTTTACTATTAAAAAACCTACAGACATAAAGACCATAATAGGTACGTTTACAGAACTACTACCAAGTTATTTTTACACATCAGCTAAAGTAGGATTACAAGAGGAAGAGTAATGGCTAGCATATTAGATAAACTTAAAGCACTAGGGATAGGGCAAAAGAGTCCAGAACAGTTACAGAGAGAAGCTAGTCCTGTAATGACTGCTATGATGAATCGAAGAGCACCTTCTTACGATGAGATTGAAGAACAGAAGAGACTCAATCGTGAGCAGGGTGTTTGGTTTCCTTTGTTTGACGGTAATTTAAGGTCGGGAGAAAGACTGCAAAATATTAACGGGATTACTTATAAGATTCCTGTAGGTATTGAAATACCACCAAACACGACAGGTTTTGATTTATCTCAAGACATGCCAACTACTCCGCCACAAGCTCCTGTTCCTCCACCTTCTGCTACTCCTATGAGGCCAAGGAGTGGTCAGCTTGTTCCTGAAGAAGGTCTAATGGGTAGACCACAGGATTTCTTACCGCTTGTAGAGAGACCTGATCTTCCTTCTTATCTCACAGCAGCAGATGTACCTGTCCCAGTAAGACCTGATCTTCCTTCACCGGAGAGAAGACAAATGCCTATACCTGGTCCTAATGAGTTTACACCTCCTGCGATGGAACCTCAAATACCGCAGCCTAACATCGATACAGAGACTGTTCTTAATAGTCTGCTGGCTAGGTATGATGCACTATATTCAGGTAAACCACCAGTAGCTCCTCAACCTCGTATGCCAGAACGTAGAGACTTAGGTCTACCTGCATTTACAACACCTGGTTATGTCCCAGAAGGTTTGATGTCTCCTAGAGTTCAGCAACCTAATATGATACCGCCAGCAATACAACCTTATGATCCTAATATGATACCTTCTTATAACGATGATTTTTCTAAAACTCCTGAAGAAGCTATTATTCCAAATGAAGCAGTTAGAGGTATGTCAGGCGAAGAGTTTGACGCATATATCGACGAGCTGACTAAGCAATATAAACTTAGATAAATTGAAGGTTCACTATGGATAACAACTACGATCCGTTTGGTAATATTATTTCTACTCCTGAAATGGAGAACATTGTCAATACAAGTAGAGCTGAAATAGTAGAGCCTGTAACTAGAGTGACAGACGTTAGTCAACTTAGATCGCCATTAGCTGAACAGTTGATGGGTAAACATTTAAATAGAAAAGGATTGTCAGGTTTAGACTCTTCAGAAGCTAGAAATCTTTTATACGATTTTGCTTTAAGAGTAGGTAGAGCAGAAAGTTCAGGAAACCCTACAGCTAAGAATAAGCCTCTTAAGGGAAAGCAGGCAAGTACAGCTACAGGTTTGTATCAGTTTTTAGTAGGCACTGGAGGAGGACAAAGTGCTTTACAGACTGCTGTAAAAAGAGCTAAGAAAAGAATAGATGCTCCTTGGTTAGACCAAGTGTACAAATCAGGTAAAGTAGAGGATCTGACTGCAGATCAACAAACAGTTCTGTTTCTAGGTGACATCCTTGAAAAGTCGGGAAGCGATGACTTAGTTAAAATGCTAGTCGATCCTAATAGTTCTGAAGTAGATAGAGATAGAGCAAGGATAATGATGTACTTAAAACTGCATCATACAGCAGTTCCCGGTAAACAATTAGACGAAGCTATCGTAAAGAACGCTAAAAGAGAAATACTAGGTATACCTGATTAAATGGAAACATTCGTTATCACTTACTGGGAGATCATATCAGGTCTCCTAGTTGTCATCTTTTTAGGTATTACCTGGAAAGCAGAGATCAGCACACGCTTGACAATGCTTGAAGAGAAAGTAAAGACCCTATTCGAACTATTCAACAGCAAGAAGTAGTTACTTCAGGTTCAGGTAGATATCTTCTATCTTAGCTGCTTCTTCTTCCCGATGTCTCCATTCGTCCCATGTCTGTGCAGGTTTCTTGCCTGCTTTTTGCCACTGGCAGTGGTGATACAGTTCATGCACTAGGACGTGATCCTTCATCATATCAGGTCTTACATACACGACACCCATATCACCAGCCAGATAGAACGTTGAGTTGCTGGGGGTTATTGTTACGTCGTTAGGATAGCAGTTAAACAAAGCCAAGAAGCTAAGTACTGTTTCGAGCATAAGAATCTCCTCATCATATTTCGCAGACTCCTGCTGTACAAGCCAGTGTTTGTACTCCCTCTACATTATCATCCTCTTCAATCAGTTCATCCCAGAATATTTCACTAGGCATCTTCTGTTGTAAGAAGAAGAATTCCTCTTGCGTACACTCCTCGTATGGAGCTTGTTTGTATGTCCCACCATCATACGGCAGGAAGCTAACGCCACTGATGTCATCAAAGTTCTTCCAGCACCACGCACCTACTTCAACCCACTCGTCCTCTTTAACAGAGATAGTGACTGATGGTTTGTGTTCGCACCAGTGCTTCTGATATGTCATCCATAAGTCTAAATGTTCGATAGCAGTTAGGTCTTCCCGTAGTGTTGCAGCTTCCGGTGATCTCTTAGGGAAACTAAACACAGTGGTAGACTCAGGACGCATCACACAATCTTCTGCAGGAATACCCTGTTGAACCATGAACGTAGTAAGCGGATCCTTCTTGTCACCCCTAACTCTTCTAATGTAATACTTAGAATGTCTAGGATGAATACCGCTAGCACTATCAACAAGTTGACTGACAGTGCCACTAGGCTTAACACAAGTGACGGCAGTAGGACAAGGGATATTAAGATCAGTGGAAAGCTGTATGCATTCATCAACTGATACCATCTTGAGTCTGTGGAGAAGAGTCTTGAGTTGCTCATTGTTGTCTCCCAACATCTTGTTGTCTAGGATACCCGTCAGGGATACGCCCAGTAATCTTTCTTCCTCAGTGTTACGCTGCCATATCTTTCTGAGGTACGGGAAGTGTGTCATGGTTGACTGGTAAACACCTAGTATTGAAGCGAGTCTAACCTTACGCTCTAGGTCATAGATACTGTCACCTTCACGCACAACAACTTCTGATAGGTTACAGAACTGATAGGGTCTAAGGATAATCTCGCTACATGGGTTGGTACCAAACTCCTGTTCAGCATCCCTACGTCCATTCTTAGCAGCTTGTTTGATTGCTGCTTCACGGTTGAAGATACCACGCTCACCACTGTGACTGTGATATAGACTTGACCATTCGTTCATGAACTGACCAACGTCAGGCTTCTCAGCATATACAGCAGAGTTGTTAGCTAATGCACGTTGTGGGTTATCAGTCCACCATTGACCTGTTTTAGCGTGACGCATCTTGTCATCTTCTAAATCAGATAACGAGATCATCGCAGAACGTCTAACACCACCTACCACTACAACTTCAGCTACCTTACACATGATGTCGTGGCACTCTAAGGTATTTAGTTTACGTCCTTCAGCTCCCTGGAACTTACGGATAACAAACTCAAACAGTTCGTTCAACGGTTCTGGTCCACTAGCTCTACCACCGAATGTCTTGAGTCGTGTTCCTGCTGCTCTAATCTTTCTAAGATCCCACTTAGGTATCTCACCGGAGTACAGCAGGGCGATAACTTGTCGTAATGACTTAGCCCATCCTTCTTTACTGTCAGCTACTACAACTGTGGTGTCTGACTTAAACAGCTTCTCAGGTATCTCTGGGAGCTTGTTAACGTACTTCTGTTCAACGCTGAAGCCTACACCCGTACCACACAGCAGGATGTACATCGCCTCGTCAAACGCTTTAGGATCATCAACAGGTAGATAGCTGCAGTTGTATCCTGCTGTATTGTCTCTCTCTAAGGCTTTACCAGCAGTCATAATTGAGCGCATTGAGGGGACTACCTCTAGATTTTTAATCGCTTCACGAAGCTCTGAGTCAGTCTCAACTGGTATTTTGTAGCTATGTTTAGATTGCAAATGATTCTGCATAAAATCCATGTAGCGATCTACAGTCTCATACCAATCCTCACGACGTTGTTGACTGTCTAAGAAGCGAGAGTACCTCGACTTTGCTATGTATTGCTGGTAAAAATCCATCAGTATATTTCCTTTCTTAATTGTTCGTATCTATCTTCAATTACATCTTCAAACCTATCTAAGATATCTTCAGAAGTCAGATCAAGCAATTCAATAAGGTCTAGCTCATTGAACTGCATTAATCTTTCTTTTAATTCATGGAGTGTCAGGGGTGTCATGTTTTTCCATGTCCTCTATTTCGATTACTGCCAATGTAGCATAACCTGAGATGTCACGCCACGAATCGTCATAGTAGCAATTACCGTTCAGTATCCTAGCCATCTTGTTAGCAATCAGATCAAGACTCTCTCGCATGAACGCTGGCATGAACTTGTAGTTCGGAGAGTCCTGCATGATCTTCTTGATGTCCTGACTAATCTGACTCACGTTCTGGTACTTACCGTATTGTCCTTCTCTAGCGTCGAGTATCTCGTTTGTTTCCATATTTATTCCTTAAATAAGTCAGACTAATTGGCATCTCATCAAAGCTACCGTTGTTTACTTCATTTAACATCCAGATACCTGACCAGCTACCATTAGTCTGAGGTGTCAAGTAGTCCTCATCGTGTTGGTAGCAAATACCTGCAAAGATACCAGTGATTCTAGTGTCATCAGCCCTCTTGCTAAACGCTATCGCTCGATCTTGAACGTGTCCCATAATACAACTCATGTGTTTCTTCTGTAGTAGTAGACCTGGGTTAGTAACTGATCTACCCATAACACCTGATGTAAAGTAGTGACTGTAGGCAATGTTATCTATGACCTTGACATCTAAGAAATCTTGTACTTCCCAACCATACTTACTGAGGTTAAAGTCGTTGTATCCTATCAGACCTTCTAGCTTCCTATCAGACTCAATAGCTCTTTGAATCCTTTGTTCATGATTCCCAATAAGAAAGACAAGTTTAGGTTTCCACGATTTCTTTCTGTTTCTTTTTAGTCTGTTGACTTCTGCAACAATAGGCTTCATTAATTTATCCATTGCTATGTTGCCTGCAATGATGTCGTTGTTGTATGTCCTACCTTCAAAGGACTTTTTACCAACATCATAGATTGACAGACTTGGCATATCCCAATGATCTCCTAGATGGACAATAACATCAGGCTTCTTCTCTGCTGCATACTTACCTACCCACTCTAAATGTCCATTAGGATAACCAGGTTTACATTGGGTATCAGGTATTACTAGGTGTCTCATGCTGTTCCTTTAACAGTTGTATGAAGTATTCTGCATCAATTACGACCAGTGGTTTAGAGTGATTCTGTTTGACAACTAGGACAGGTTCTCTATCTTCAGGGCAGTTGTCTGAGGCTTGTGAGTAGAAGGCATACACAGCAATAGAGTTTCTAGACTTACACTCTACTGATATACCTAAAGTATCTCCTGCCTTTTGAGAAAACAAAATGTCTTCTCCTCCTGCACCCATGCTAGTAGACCTTACGTCTTCCTTAGAAAAGGCAAACGTGTCAATGATCTTGTCTCTAAACCATTGCTGTAGTTTTCGACCTTTAGCTTTTGCGCTTTGGGTTTTGATTGCTTCCTCCTTAAGTTAACTTTGGAGTCCAGATTTCCCCAGCTTTCCTACGAATCCATAGTAGCTGTGCTCGTTCAGTTAGTAACTCAAGGTTATCCTCATACGCCTGTAATACGGCAGCGAATAATTGTCTCTCGTTCTGACATTCCTCCAGTAATTTACCTGCTTTGACTGGACCAACACCTTTTAACCCAGGTATGTTATCCACTCGATCGCCAGTAAGTATCTGAAGGTAAAAGTTCTTGATGGCTTCCTTCTCAGTAATGTAATAAAGATTGTCCTTGACAAAGTTGTAGTGCCATCCCCTCAACATATCAAGGTCTTTATCAAGCGACATAATGCAAAAGGCACCTGCCCTCATTTGATAGGCAGCTATACCAATTGCATCATCCGCTTCCTCACCTTCAACTAACTCAAAGCCCCACTTCTCAGTGAGGTAGTTACGCAGAGTCTCATAATGATTAGGCTTTCTAGCGTCACTACGATTCCCTTTGTACTCTTTCTCGTTAGCTATCTTATATCGGAAGTTGGATCGACCAGTGATGTAACCAGAGTAGTCATCAACATAGGTAGGTGAGATTAAACCCTCAATGTAATTACCCATGCGACTAACTGCAAACTTCTCATCGTCATCATCACTAGCGAATCCAATCCGATACACTAGGATATCACCGTCTATCAGTGCAGTTGCATTGTTGAGAGACGGCGCACCCATACTACAGTGCCTCTTGTACTAATGCGTCTGTAGGTTCGGCTATGTATTCAACCAAATCAGTCACAGTAATAGCAGAAATACCTGCGTTGATATTACCGTTGAACTTATTTTTATATGGTTTGATTACAGCCGTACACTTAGACCCGTTACCAATAACTTCCTCAATCTCTTGACCACCTGCGTCAAATGCTTTGATTGGGTAGTTCTTAGACTTAGGCGTGATGTAGTATCCTTTTTCATCATCATGGTTTACATCCAACATCGCCTGATCCTGTAATGCTTCAACGGCTTTATCAGATAGATTACAAATCTCTACTTGATACTTACCAGATAACTTATTAGGTTTATCTAGATTGGCCCACATTACATCACCTTTAATCTTAACTGGTTTCATTTAGTTCTCCTTAGCTTTAGTGTGTCGCTGCCCAATTAGCTCCTACTTTGAATTCCCCGTCCAAAGGGCAACGTAATTTCAGACGGATTCCTGCTTGACGGATGGCTTGCACTGCTAAAAAACCAACCATCTCCGCATCCTTTTCAGTTGTTTCAATCTGCCATTCATCATGCACATTAGCAACGAAACGGGCATTAATTTTACCATTAACTAACTTCCTATGCAAGATAATTAACGCTTGTTTCATAACGATTGCACCTGCACCTTGCAGTAATGTGTTGAGTGCTGAGTGCTGTGATCGGACAATCAACCTACGACCATCCAACCCAGGTAGCCATTCCTTCTCAGCCAATCGACTCACCTTGTCCTTAAGTTTCTGTAAGGCTGGAGTGTTCGCTAGGAAGCTATCAATTAACTTCTTACCTTCACGTTCTCCACCGCCTACAATAGCACCTATCTTAGCTGGACCAGCACCATACAGGAAGGCATAGATAAATGTCTTAGCTTGATCCCTTTGTGTCAGTCCTGCGGCTTCCATGTTCTTGGTATGGATGTCACCTTCCAGTATCTCTTTAGTGTAGGTAGGGTCTCCCATGTAGTGTGCTAACATCCTAAGTTCTAAACCACTAGCGTCAGCACCTAACAGTACATTACCGTCCTCTACTGTCCACATGGATCTACACTCTTCACCATACTCAGTCCCTACTCTAGGCACTTGGGCAAGGTTAGGGTTACTGTGTGTCATTCGTCCCGTGACTGCTCCATTGGTTCTGACCTGACAATGTACCCGTCCCCCTTCATCCACATTTTCAACCCACGATTTAACTTGAGCCACCCTTTTCTGAAGCAGTAGAAATCGCAGAAGACTAGTAGCTTCAGGTCTTTTAATAGTTTGTAATACTTTCTCGTCGACAATTACTGCTCCTTTCTCAGTGAACTTCTTAGGTTTCCATCCAAGACCCATCAGTCTCTCCGCTATCTGCTTACGGGAACCTGGGTTAAACACTTCAACTTTATCCTTTAATCTCCTACCAGTCTTGTCGCTGTATCGCTCAGTGACAATCGGTTTGAATATCTCTTGTAACTCAGACTCAATGTCTACAAGGCTTTGTTGCCAGACTGAAAGCATAGACATACACTTCGGTACATCTAGCTTGAATCCGTTTTCTTCTTGCTGTTTAACGATCTGAGCCACCTCATGCTCAAGATCAACTGACTGACCCCAGTCCAATAGATTATCAGTAAGATGCGTATATAGTGCATGAGTGATCTGAACATCTTGGATACAGTAGTCCACCATGTCCTCAGATAAACCGTTATCAAAGTCACTGAAGTCCCCTTTTTTTAGCCCTAGCCTCACGCCCCATGCATCGAGAGAGTGTCCTTTTTCTATCACGGGGTTTAGCAATCTTGACATAATCAATGTATCTCTTAACGGGTTCAAGTCTGTATTCAAACTCCACAGCTTCTTCAATACTGGTAAGTCGAACTTGATTATGTTGTGTCCAATCAAGAGATCGTCCGCGCTTACATATCTTTGTAACTCGGTCGCTGATTTCCATACTTTAATTTCTCCTGTATCTATGTCCTTAGTCACAGCACACCAAATGACAGTAGGATCTAAGCCATCAGTTTCAATATCAATCGCTAGTCTTTTCATGTCTGTAAGTATAATCCAAAGTTACCTAAACAAAAACCTACAAAAGTTATTGCCATCGCAGTTTGTCCTTTAGTAAAGAGATCAATAGCTATGATTAAATATACCACAGCTATAACTAATATTAACCAGCTTGACATATCGCTCTGCCTATTAGTTCTGGTATCTGAGGAACAACTGCATTGCCTAGTTGTTTAAGTCTGTCCACCCTACCGGAAACCCCATAAGCCACTCTACCCACATCGGGTTCAACTGCCCACCAGCATGAGTAGCTAGCGTCTTGGAGTTCCTTGCTAATTCTGCTGGTGATCTGCCATTGTCCTTGTAGTCCCTCGCTGTTGGAGTTGGAAACATTTCTCTCGCTACTGCTACTTCCAAGTTCTTGTGCGGATGGCTTGCTACTTTCGGAGTAAGTGTTGTTGCCATCGCTGAGTTTGCCCTGGGAGTAGGCCACAGTTTCGGATGTCTCACTTGATCCTGAAGTCTCAGTTGTCTCTGATGTCCTGACTCTCTCTTCCAGTTCCCCTTCGCCATCTCTTCCAAGACTTCCTGTGATACTGTCCCGCCTTGTACTGTCTCTGGGGTACGCCACAATCCAGATTCTGTCCCGTCTGTGAGGCGCACCAATACTGGCAGCGGTGATACAATGCCACTCCGCATCATACCCGATCTCAGAGATTTCCCTGAGCACTTGATCCAGTCCCCTAGATCGAAGGGCTGAGACGTTTTCAATGATTGCGTATTTCGGTTTGATTTCTTCAATGAGCCTTTTGAACTCTGACCAGAGTCCTGATCTTTTGCCTTCAAGTCCTGCTCCTTTACCTGCGAGACTGATGTCCTGACATGGGAACCCTCCGCAAATAACGTCAACTGTTTCTTCAATGTCTTCTCCTTTAAGTGTTGATACATCTTCAAATATAGGCACATTAGGCCAGTGCTTTTTTAATACCTGTTGACATTTCTTATCTACTTCACAGAAAGCAACAGTCTTCATACCTGCACGTTCTAGTCCTAAACTAAACCCGCCAATACCGCTAAACAAATCAAGCACATTCATAGCACATCCTCATCTAATCTTTCTGTCATCCTACCAGTATCTCGATTGTATAGTAATCTACAAGCCGGACCTGTCATACCACAAAACCTGTTCTTTAGGACTCTGACTTTAGTTGTGTGTCGTTCGTCTTCATTATCAGCTTGACCGTTACGTTCCAGTCCAATAATCATGTTAGGAATCTGACCAAGTGATTGACTACCACGCAGCTGACTCATTGATGTAACCGCACCTTCTTCGTGTCCTTTACCTTCTGGACGTTTTAAGTGAGACACAGCAAACAAACAGATACCTGTTTCTTGTACCAGTTCTCTCAGTTTGTGCATGATCTCATCAATATTCTTACGCTCATCTCCATGCTCTTGTGAACCTACAACAATTGAGACGTGATCCAAGAAGATATACTTACAGTCTAACGCTTTAGCCATGTACCTTACTCGGTTGACAATACGACTTACTTCGCTTGAACCAAAGTGATCTAAAAGAAACAGTCTACCTGTGCCTAACGTAGCATCAAAGGCATCTCTCAACTCATGCTCAGTCGCTTCTACATGTGGTAAGTGCAGTAGTTTGTTAGCCTTCAAAGACATCATTGACCTCGCAGTAGTCCTTACTGACTCCTCCAAGAACATCAGACCTATGTTGTCTTTAGTATTGTTGAGTATGTGGTAGACCAACTCACGCATGAACTGAGACTTACCCAGTCCTGAACCAGCAGTACAAAGTACAAGTTCCTGTGGTCGTATCCCGTAGGTTAGTTTATTTAGACCACCAAACGGATAGTCAACTAGGCTTCTCTCTACTGGTTGGTTTACCTCTTCCCAGAGTGTAGAACCATCGATGATACCGTCAGGTACAAACCGTTCAGACTTCCACCAGGTGTTGTTGAACTGCTCCACCAGATTCTTTTGTAAGTAGTCGCTTGCATCTTTGAAACCTGGATCGTGTTTAAATACTCTGACCTTTGCTCCAAACAATTCAGCAACTTGCTTGGCTGCATCTTGTCCTTGTGGGTCGGCATCAAAACAAACATAGATATTCTCAAACGAATCAAGATAGTCATAGTTTTGTTTGCAGTCTGCTAATGCTGAAGCTGCACCGTTACGGACACTTACTGCAGCGTAGGTACTACCCATCAACTGAAAGGCAGACAGCGCATCAAACTCTCCCTCGCAGATTGTGATTGTCTTCTGACCACTAGGAAATAGAGACTGACCAAACAGTTTACCTTGTCCCCATTGACCTTCTGTCCAGAACTTCTTTTCTGTACTGCTTCGCCTCTTGTAAGCAACGATGTTACCGTCACCATCTGTGTAAGGAAAACAGTAACTACCTTCACTCTCAACGACACCAAAGAATTCAGTAGTTGCTCGATGGATGTTACGACTAACTATTGTCTTTGCTTTACCTTCTATCTTGGTCAGCAGTTTACTGTTGTCAACAACTCTGACTCTAGGTTTACCGTCAGTCATGTGAACAGCTTTACAGCCAGAACTGAAACACTTTGTACCCCAATCATAGACTGTTAAAGCATCACTACTTCCACAGTCAGGACAAGGTTGGTGGGTAGCTATTTGGACACCCATTATCCACTCTCCTTATATATATCTATATATATCTATATAGAGTTAATTAACACTAGGTAGGAAAACCACTACTACTTAGAATGAAATAACAATACTAATTAATACTATTTGATGTTTTACCACTAATAGTTGAAACTAAATCTAACTGCATAGACATTTCTATTAAATCCAATAAGACCTTTCTATTACCATGTAGAGACATTAATTCAACTACATCCGCTAGGGTTTGGTAGTAGTGGTTTTCCTCCATAGTCTGCTCGTATTCTTCTTGACTCATGCTTTGTCCTTTTTAAGTGATAAATCCCATTCAACTTCGGTCACTAGTTTACCATCAATAAAGAATTGCTTGGTGTTGTTAGTCCATATCAGTTGATACTTCAGTTTACCTTCCCTGAATATCTCAAAGACAGTTTCAATGTCATCATCTTTCGTTCCAGTAGTCGTCATATTCGTCCTCTAAGGCGTTTAAATTGTCTTCGGTATGGTCTACCCTTACCTCATCCCCGATCGTCGCTCTATCGTCGCTGTGGTGCTTCAGATCGGGTCTATCAAGCAAGAGTATGTCACCCATATCTGAGTCGGCCAGGCAATCGTTACATAATTCAACGAACTGGTTGTTCAGATTCTTACGGGTAGACTCATAGTCGTTAAGTTCTGAGTCGCAGCTAATACATCTCATTCGAACATGTACTCCTCATACTTCAACTCGATGGCCTTGTAATACTGTTGCTCTTCAGTCATTTCCTGCCATCCTTCTAGGCTTCGGTACTGTCCAAGATACTGCATTACTTCTTCGTGCTCCATCTCCCAGACCTCATCCCAACATCGATCCATCAATTCTTGGTTTCCAATGTGACTCATGCTGATCTCCTTGTCGCTTTAGTTCCTCTATAAAATTCTTTCGCATCGTTCCATCCTTTGATGTACTCCAACATTAAATCACCCGTTAAATTGTGTTGTTTGACACCATCCTTCACGCTGTGTGGGTCTAAGTCTCGGTCAAATAACCAATCGTCCCAGCCCCTATCGTATGGGCTACCTATTTCTTTATTCATTCGTATGTCCTTTCTATTGTTGCGCGTACACCGTATCTCTCATAGTTTACGCGGTTAAAATACATCCAATCATCATACCCGTTTTTCGCTTCGTCCCAGGTTTCGTACTCGTTCGTTGGGTACCCATCAATACACAGTTGAAACTTAATGTTAGCCTCAATGTGGTCAATATCCGCTTGATACGCAGTAGCATTATCAGGATCTTCTTCTTGCCATTTCCTGAGTTGAGCCAACTCTTCTGCTACCTTGTCAAACTTACAATCGTTCTCCTTCGGCATGTAGTGTGGCATTACTTTCCTTTCGTCGTTGGTGAGAACAACCACAAATCTAGCACATCGTGCACTCTAATGCGAGTGTTGGGATAAAGAGGCTTACCAAAACCTCCCTTCTCCCTTGCAGTTGATTTCATTAAAATCGCACGTCGCTTCTGTCTAGCCTTAGAGTTCATACGCTAAACCCCATAGCATCCACAACATGACCCCAACGTGAATACACGCTAGGATCATTAACAGCCAATCGAGCCAGGTTATTTTTGTGCTCATTCTGTGCCTCCTATCTTGTCATATCCTGAACGTTCATCCTCTACCCGCAAGGCTTGTTGATACTCTCGCAGCGTCTCCAGAATAAACTCTAACCCATTTACTAGTGCTCCGTCGTTGATTTCCCGCGCACGTTGTAGGCACGCCATTGCTTCAAATTTAATGTCGTCTATGTGTCTCATTTTACGCTCCATCCCTGCTTGTAAGATTCCGTAGGCTTCCGTAATACTTTGCCTTCCTTAATGACTGGGAAGCCGTCCACGATTAAAAACATAGTGTCCATACCTCGCTTATGTCTAGTTGTTGCGACTGCGTAGTCATTGGCTGATCTATGGTTAAGGTTCAACTCCTCAGTTGCTTTTGTGTACCAGAAAAAATACTCATCCTTAAAATTCATTTTAAACTCCTTAATCTAATCTTGACTGTGAATATGCTTTTATCTTGTAACTATCCAAGACCTCACAAAAGGCTTTAGCATACGCTAGCTTGCGCTCCATTGATTGATTGAATTCATGCACAGATACCTTATAGCCTCCTTCGTAACTTGAATAACCTATGCGATTGTCCTTTAAGAACTTAACAAATTTACCTCGCGCAGGTTTAATCCAGACATACGCAAAACCACAAACCCCCTCGTTGATAGTATCTCGTCGTATGTTCCCGTTACGATCCGTATAACGCACCGTCATAGGTTCTGGAGTGCTCCGCATCCCTGCTTTAATTCCGGCTTCGTGCGCTTCGTTATAAATTTTTTGTTCTTTAGACATTAAATTCTCCTTCTATAATTTTAGTTGATAACTTTCTGATTCTCTCTATGCCTTCGTTCAAGTTGTCTTTGTATTCGTAAATGAACAAGGGATTTTTTCCTTCGTGCCACCCTTCGCCCTCATAATACCCAATCAGTAAACCATCCTCAACACTTGGGATATCTGATCCGCTTAAGTCTGTGAGGATAACGTCATACTTTATTCCACCTACTAGAGCAGATTCACCCATAGCGCGACAACCTCCGCCAGTATCTAGTGGGTAAAAGTTCTCTAACACCTCCTCAAGTTCTGATTCTAAATCTCCGGCTAACTTCTCCTCACAGTCAAAACATACTACAAGGTCTTGAAAGTTTGCAGTTTGTCGCTCGTCAGTATCTTTCCCGCAATGTCCACAGTTAAACATTAAACTCTCCTTCTTCGTTGATAAACATAAAACGTGAGATAGTCTCTCGCATTATCTCGTAATCTTTATCAGTTACCGTAAACGGTGAGTGCGATATTTCATAGTCTAGCGCAGTCTCTAACCATTCACAGTAAATGTCTTCCGCTTCTCCATAAGTGTCTACACTTTCGCTTACTTTTGGGTTGTCATCAGCATAACCAGAATACACGCTCACAGAATATTTCATTGTTCCGCTCCTTTTGCAAATTGACGTTGTTTTTCCTGTTCGTAATAAGTCGCTAGTTCATCAGACAATCCGTAATACTCACGGATATTTGTAACTTCAAATCGTCCACATTCAGACAAAAACGGGTTAACAATTTCATACCCTTCAGTAAAGAAGGATTTATCAAAAACTAAATCATCTATTGTCATAGCAATCTCCTTATTTAGAATTGTGTGAATACAAGCGTGTTGTTAGTTCTCCCGCAGTAAATCGTGTTCTGTAATAAGAACTCTTCTGCGTCGTCTAGTGTTTCAAACTCTTTATCGTATGATTCGTTTAGTTCTTCTAAATCCATTTCAACATACTCACAACAAAACGCCACCACGTCCAATTCAAACTCAAATTCTCCTTCTGTATCATGTTCGTATTGCTCTAGAAAGGCAAACAAGACCTCTAAACCTTCGTATGTGAAATTGTTTGCATAAGTTCCTGATTGCCATGTTCTGAACGAATCTCTGAAAGTGTATAAATCTACTGTCTGCTTCATGTTTGCTTACTCCTTATAAATATATAAATGGGTTGTTGTTTGGTACGACTCAAACACTAGAGATTTTTCAGACTCTTGTAAACATAAAAATCCACTATGTCATCACTTTGCCATCAAATTGCCACTATGTGGTATCGATACAACAAAACCTGGATTGTGTGTCATTTATGTTACTGTTGCACCAGGACCACACCCCTGTATCATTTTTACAACCTCCCTAGTCTTTTTCTTTTGCTCTAATGGGCTGGATAAGCCACACATTCTTTCACAGTCTTGTGACTCTTATATAAGACTACTCAGTTACAAGACTACTCTTATGTCTTATATAAGACTCAATAGCCCTGGGGGGGAGGCATATAGTATATCTAGCTAGCTTCAGCTAGGCTAACAGACACAAAAAAGAAGAAAATGGGCATAATATTGCATAAATTCCATAGTATGAAACTAGAAAAAAGACATTTAGAATTAAGTGGTTGTGGTTTTCCTACACAGAAAAACATTTAGAGCTAAATAAGCCTAGTAAATAATTTAAAATAATACTTGACAAAACCTTAAAAATATGCTACACTCTCCACTATTGAGAACAAAGAGCAACTAGGTTGGAAACCCCCACTACTATTACCCTCTTTACCTCAATAGTTATTAAGGTAGTTACTAATTCGTACTATATTGTGTTGAAAGGATAAACATTTTGTCCCTTGAAGACCCTAAGCCTGTAAAGAGAGGGCGAGGTAGACCTAGAAAAACTGAAGTAGAAGCAAAAAAGAAACGAAATAAGGTTGGACGTCCACCAGGAGAAGCCGCGAGGATCAAAGAGTTTCATGCTAGGTTGTTAGCAACAAGTGGTGAGACAGTAATCAATACGATTATTAAGAAAGCACTCGATGACGATGACAAAGATCAGGTAGCTTGTCTTAAAATGTGTATTGACAGGGTGCTTCCGATGTCTTATTTTGAAAAGGACAAGGATGCTAGAAGAGGTAATGTATCTATTCAGATTTCAATGGTTGGGGATGCGAAAGCAATTGTGGATCAGACAGAAGAGGAAGAACAAGATTATCAAGATGTTGAATTCGAGACGATAGATGTCCGATCTGAAGATTAAATTACTTCCTTGGCAACAAGAAGTCTGGACTGATAACGCTAGATTCAAAGTTATAGCAGCAGGAAGACGTACAGGTAAAAGTAGGATGGCAGCGTGGAGACTAATAGTTTCTGCGTTAGAAGCAAAGAAGGGTCATGTGTGGTATGTCGCCCCTACGCAGCAGCAAGCTAGGGACATTATGTGGCAACAGCTACTGGAGTTAGCACATCCGGTAATAACTAATAGTCATGTAAACAACATGCAGATCACATTAGTTAACGGATCTGTCATATCGTTAAAAGGTGCTGACAGACCTGAGACGATGCGAGGTGTAGCTTTAAAGTTTGTCGTACTCGATGAGTATGCAGATATTAAACCTACAGTATTTGAACAGATTTTAAGACCTGCGTTGGCTGACTTGAAAGGTCATGCAGTTTTTATAGGAACACCGAAGGGACGTAATCACTTCTATGATATCTATAAGCTAGGTCAGAGTAGTAGACCAGAAGCAAAGGATTGGAAGAGTTGGCACTTTACTAGTTTTGATAATCCATTACTAGATAAAGAAGAAATTGAAGTAGCTAAGAACACCATGTCTACGTTTGCATTTAGACAGGAGTTTATGGCTAGTTTTGAAGCACCACAGTCAGACTTATTTAAAGAAGACTGGGTGATAATAAAGGATAAAGAGGAAGAACCGGAGCATGGAACTTACTATATGGGGGTTGACCTTGCAGGTTTTGAAAACGTATCTTCTCAGGCAAGTAATAAAAAGAAGTATCTAGACCAGACAGCTATAGCCATTGTCAAGGTAGGCGATGACAATAAATGGTGGGTTGATAAGGTTGACGCAGGAAGGTGGGATATTAAAGAGATATGCGAGAGGATTCTAAATCATGTCCGCTTATACGACATACAAGTAATTGGAATCGAAAAAGGTGCATTAAAAAGAGCGTTGATGCCATATCTCACAGAGATGATGCTAAAGCAAGCAGTTTATCCCAGGATAGACGAAGTAGCTTTAGGAAACAAAAGTAAGGTCGATAAGATTATTGGTGCTTTACAAGGTAGGTTTGAACATAAACAGATAGAGTTACGCGATGGAGACTGGATACCAGCATTTAAGGACGAATTACTTAACTTCCCTACTACTGGCGTACACGATGACATGGTTGATTCTCTTAGTTTGATAGCACACATAGCTAATGCAGCAGTGTATTTTGAAGACTACGACGATGATTACGAACCCTTAGACATAATATCAGGATATTAATATGGCTGATGATTACATGACAAGTCTTTTAGAAAGACTAGGAAGAAATAAGAGTGCTGAAGGCATTACACAAGACCCTTATGCTAATGTAACACCAGAACAAGCTAAGATGGTTGGAGAGTTTGCTCCTGTTACTGGAGAAGCTATTGGAGCTTATGATACTTACAACTATGCTAAAGAAGGAGACTACTTAAACGCTGGTATATCTGGTGTTGCTACACTTGCAGGTGCTTTGCCTGGTGTATTTGGTCTTGGCGGTGTAGTAAGGCAAGGAGTAAAAACAGCCTTAACAAAAGCAGCAACATCGTTAGATTTACTTAAAGCTAAACCAAAACCAATGGCATCATCAGATTCAAACGCTTTTGAAGTTTTGAATATTACAGACGATAGTAAAGAGGCTTGGAGAGATGCTAATAGATTACCTAACAAAAACAAACCTCCTGAAGAAGCTAGACAGGCTTTAATAGAACAAGTACAACTATTAGAAGAAGGAAAAAACACTCCTGATGAGTTTAGAAGATACGTTGATACAAAGACTCCTTACTTTTTGCACGATTCCGTACCTGAAGTAGATTCATTTGAAAGAATAGCTAATAGTCTTCCACAAGAAAGTTCAATTCTTAGGAATGGAATTATAGGTGTTAATAAACAAATACCAGAAGGAACTCTTGTAGGCTCTCGTTATGATGTTAGGGCATTTGAAAATTTTGGAACGTATGTAGGGACAATACACGATCCTGCTAAACAAGGAAATGTATATGGTTATTCTCCTACAGCAGCTTT